ACGTGTGCTATGGCAATCAAGTATCTCCGTCCTGATGCCTTGAAAGGTAGTAATGCAGATGATGATTATCTAAGGACTGTCCTTAAATACGGTGATACAACTGAATACACCTCCCATCTCAAAGCCTGTAAGCAGTACGGTGTTCTTGCTACCTTCTCCCAGAAAGGTACAAAGGATACTCTTCTAAATGAACTCAACATGGGTTTTCCTGTAGCGACAGGCATCCTGCATAAAGGACACGTCTCCTCACCACGAGGCGGTGGTCATTGGATGCTGCTCATTGGCGATGAAGGGGATAAAGGTATCTTCCATGATCCATACGGTGAAATGGATAACGTCAACGGTGGCTACGTCACCATTGGCAAAGGCGGTAAATCCGTTAAATACTCTTGGAAGAACTGGCTACCTCGCTGGGAAGTTGAAGGGTCAGGTTCCGGCTGGTTTATGACCTTTCGACCAATGCAACAGACATGACTGAAATCTTTGTAACAGCTGGACTTGCCGTTGCTACAGGTATTACAGCCTTTGTTAACAGGATACATTCCCGGATCAATCGAGTGCATGAACGTATCAACGTCATGGATAACCGTATTGATAACTTTGAAGTGCGTATGATTTCAACGTATGTTCCAAAAACAGACTTTGATAAAGCACTAGGCAAAATTGAAGACGGTATGCATCGACTTGATTCCAAACTAGATCGTATTTTAATGCGACATGACTAAAAAACGTGCAAGTGAAGACCAATTTAATGAACTTCACCAACTTATTACAACTGAGTTTTTAGAGCGCATTAAATCTGGAGAAGCTACTACTGCTGATCTTAAGGCAGCAGCTGATTGGCTTACTAAAAATGACATTACTGGGGTAGCTATTAATGATTCTGCATTGAGTAATCTTGCAAATCTGATGCCTACCATTGATTTTGATGCAGTTCAAAAAGCAGTGAATCGCTAATGGCTCCTAAAAAACTCCCATATAACCAACTGTCTAAAAGTGCGAAAAATTACCGCGATAATGCAGCCTCTCGGCGTCATAAAAACGCAAAGAATCGGGAGCGTAACAAACTCCAAATTAACAAAGACTACCGAGTCAAGCACAACAAAGCCCGTAGAGAAGACGGAAACTACGGTAAAGGCGGCAAAGACTACTCCCAAACCACAAAAGGTACGTTCGTCCGCGAAGACCCGTCAAAAAACAGAGCCAGAAACAGAGGCAAATTAAGGATTAACAAGTAATGTTATGACTCCTCTGCTCCCTAGTCCCGATCACTACCTTCAAAACCTAATAACGATGACAAGTCCAGAAGCAAAAAGGCTCTGGAGAAGAGCCATTAAAGAACACTTCAACTGTCAATGCGTTTATTGTGGAGAAACTTATGAATTACATGAACTTACACTTGATCACGTTCGTCCTCGCTGTTATGGGGGTGAAGATCTCACAAGCAACCTTGTGCCCAGCTGTCGTCAATGTAATCAGGACAAAGGAACAAATAACTGGCTATCGTGGATGAGACAAACGTTTGGTCTGCATCCTCAACGAGAACAACTTATTCTTTCGCACATTAAATAACAATGCCTAAAAGAGATCCTATGTTGGGCATGAATGCCCGTGAACGGACCCAATACCAAGTCAAACAGAAACAAGAAGAGCAACGTAAGAAGCGCGAAGAAGCTGCTAAGCAAGAAAGCGCACGCCGTCAGTACACAACTGAAGGCGCTTACACGCCTAAGACTAAAGTTGATGGTTCTTCAGCAGCTGCAGCTAAAACTACCAATCAAACTTCCCGTGCTTTTGCTAAAGAGACGGGTGCTTTGGTAAAGCCTCCTGCTAAAAAAACTGAAACCAAACCTGCTGCTAAACCGGCAGCTAAGTCTGATAAGCCTGCATCTAAATCGTCATCTTCCGGTTCTAGCAAACCTCCAGTTAAGCCTAAATCTAAAACTGTAACTGATGAACAGGTGAAAAAACTGTACGGTGATGTGCCTAAAGTAGTACCAACTAAGAAAAAACCTAAACCCAAGCGTTCTGGCTATACCCGCATGTGGGAACGCTAGAAGCCTCTCTAAGACGCCTCTAACTCTTTTTAGGTACATCCTATCATGAATGACATTTTCAACCCCTCACAGCTCCTTCTAGAGCGGTTTCGTGAAATAGCTTATGCAGTTCCTAAACAGTATCGTTGGATTGCTGTGTGGATTCTCCTTTATTTGGAGCCTTTATACATTGAATATGTCACTCGTAAAACCGTAGATGATGCAGTTCAAGAGTACCACGAACAAATGGATGCTCTTGAGCTGCCTTCTTACACTATTGAATCTAAACCTTCTGAAGTAGAGGGTTTAGATGAAATTCGTATTTATTATGACTACAAGCATCGAGACACAACTCAAGAATGACTTTAGGTATTTCTTGACCGCTGTATGGACTCACCTAAATCTTCCTGCTCCAACTAGAGCCCAACTGTGTATTGCAGAGTATTTGCAACACGGTCCTAAGCGTTTACAGATTCAAGCGTTTCGTGGTGTAGGTAAAAGTTGGATTACTGCAGCATTTGTTTTGTGGACTCTGTACAACGATGCTGATAAAAAAATTATGGTGGTATCGGCATCTAAGGATAGAGCCGACTCCTTTTCAATTTTTTGTCAGCGTCTTATTTTAGAAGTAGAATGGCTTTCACATCTTAGACCAAAGAACGATGACCAGCGGTGGTCTCGTGTTAGCTTTGATGTTGGCCCCGCTAAGCCCCACCAAGCCCCTTCTGTTAAGTCTGTGGGTATTACTGGTCAGCTAACTGGTAGCCGTGCTGACCTGATGGTTCTGGACGACGTAGAAGTGCCAAACAACAGCATGACTGAGCTGCAACGAGAAAAACTTTTGCAGCTGGTTACTGAATGTGAATCTATTCTGACTCCTAAAAAAGAAAGCCGTATTATGTTTCTGGGTACACCCCAGACTACTTTTACAATCTATAACAAGTTACGGGAACGTAATTACAAACCGTTTGTGTGGCCTGCTAGATACCCACGCAAAACAGAAATGTATGATGGGTTGCTAGCTCCTCAACTAGTCAATGATTTAGATAGCAAAGACAACTTAATATGGAAACCAACCGACAGTCGGTTTAATGAAAACGATCTGCTAGAACGTGAAGCAGCAATGGGTAGGAGCAATTTCATGCTCCAGTTCATGCTTGATACTAGCTTGTCTGACGCAGAAAAGTTTCCTCTTAAGTTTGCTGATCTTATTGTCTATCCTGTTAATCCAACTCAAGGTCCAGAAAACATTATTTGGTGTTCTGATCCCCGTAATGTAATTAAAGACCTGCCTGCTGTAGGATTGCCCGGAGACTACTTCTACAGCCCCATGCAGACGCAAGGAGACTGGACTCCATACCAAGAGACCATTTGCTCCGTTGACCCCTCTGGACGAGGCACTGATGAAACATCTGCAGTCTACATCTCACAACTTAACGGTTTTCTTTATGTCCATGCGGTACGTGCTTACCGGGATGGTTACAGCGACAACACTCTGTTGGATATTCTCAGAGGATGTAAGAAATATGGTGCTACCAAACTTATCATCGAAACCAACTTTGGTGACGGTATTGTCGCAGAGCTTTTCAAAAAACACATCATCCAGACTAAACAATCCATAGACATTGAAGAAGTGCGTGCAACAGTCCGTAAAGAAGACAGGATTATTGACGCACTAGAGCCTATCATGAACCAACACCGTTTGGTAATTGACCCTAAGGTTGTAGAGTGGGATTACCGTTCTAACCCCGATGCTCCTCCTGAATCACGACTCCTTTACATGCTTTTCTATCAGATGAGTCGGATGTGTCGTGAAAAAGGTGCAGTTAAACATGACGACAGATTAGATGCTCTTGCTCAAGGCGTAAAATACTTTACAGATGCCATGAGCATCTCCGCTAACCAAGAGATCATTCGTCGTAAAAATGACGAGTGGAATGACCTTCAACAAGCTTGGATGGATGACCCACAATCAGCTGCTAACCACATGGTTTTAGGTATGACCTTACCTCAAAGACAAGAAGCAAGAGGTAAAGCTAAAAACTCAGTCCCCACCTGGATTTCTCTTTAACCAGACAGTAAAACACGGGGAGTGGTGCCCTCGTGTGTGGAAACAGCGGTCAAAACGGAGGAAGGATGACAAGTCCTTCCTCTTTTATGACAAGCTATTTATTGAAGATGAGGTGAGGTCGAAGACCGAACCATCTTCTCTTATTCTTCTTATTATTACTACTATTAACATTATTAAGACTAATAATGACACTTAAGGAAGAGTTTCTAGAATTTGTAACTAACAACCCACGTTCTGAACAATCATATGCAACTCTTTCTTCTGGTGTAGATGTAGAGTGGAATGATAAGCTTAAAGCGTGGAAAGTTGATATGGGTATTGATGTTCAAGAATTTCTTGATAAGAACCCAGACATTAAAAGACGCCTTGCTCGTAAACATCGTAAGCTTAACTTAAACAAACTATCTCAAATAAGTGTAGTAAGAATAGCTGATGATGTTCTTAATGAACTTATTAAATCTACTGATGTAGGTGTACCAACAGCATGGATTGGACACCGTACTCGTAGTGTAAGAGGAGGGTCTGCTTCTGGTGCTAACAAATCAGCACGCTATGAACGAGCAGCAGAGTCTGGTAAGCTAACAGGAATTACTGGTTCCTGGGAAAAGGCAGAAGGTGGTGGTATTGTTGTACGCCCATCTTCTAATAAAGACAGACGTTTTAAAAACCGTCAAGCTACTCTTCAAGGCAATAAAACCTACATTGATCCTGACACAGGAGATGAATGGGGATTTGAGCATGAAGGGGCTAAGTCTAGATCTAATCGCACTATTAGACGTGCATCAGAACAACGTGGAGGCAGTAGAGAACTTAGCCAACTTGCTAAAGAACAAAAACGTAGAGCACAAAAAGCAGGACTTGATGTTCCTCTTACTCAACGTGATAAAGAACTTGTACAACAACTTACTAACTTAACTACTGACCCTAACTCCCCGTACTACCGCTATCAAGTAGACCATGTTTATGACATGGCTCTATACGATGAAGCATTTAACCCTCGGTTACTTGGTAACACACCTGAAGCCTTGCAGCTGTTAACTCAAAGGGATAACATTCAAAAGTTTCAAGAAGGCAAAGAGCTTAGCAATAAGCTTGCTCAAATGGAACTTATGAACCCTAGCCGTAGTATGAACCCTGAAGTTGTACAACGTGCTATTGGTGCTAACCGTAATTTGTACAGTCAAGCTGCTAAAGCTGTTCAAGCTATTCCTAAACCAGTGCTAGGGTTAATTCCTTTTGTAGGTATGGGGTTTGATGCAGCAGACGCAGCAGAACGTACACAACGAGCTATTAAACAACCTACCCTGGCTAATAAAGTTCAAGCCGGTATCTCAGGAGTAGGAGCAGCAACAACAGCTGCACCTAACCCAGTAGCTCAAGCTGTTAACCTTGGAGCAGGTGTGCTTAACATGGGCATTGACGCTGTTCGTCATGTTAAGCAACAACTGAATCCTGAACAAATCATGAGAGCTATTGGTCAAATTAAACCACCAACCTTGTTTCCTTAATGACCCTACACACCGCTAAACTCGTTTCCATTACCCCTAGCGCAGAAGATCTTGTAGCCTACTGTGCTAGGGTGTCTAACCCTGCTAATCAAAACAACCACGAGACAGCTCCTAAACTGCTTAAGTACTTGATTAAACACCGGCATTGGTCACCTTTTGAGATGGCTAACATGGTGGTGGAGATTAAGACTAACCGAGGCATAGCTGCTCAGATTTTAAGACACAGATCATTCTCATTTCAAGAATTTAGCCAACGGTATGCTGCTGTTCAAAGCTTTCCTCAACTGCCTAAGCTGAGGAGACAGGATGTTAAGAACAGGCAGAACAGTATTGATGACGTGGATGAGGATACTAAATGGTATCTGGAAGACGAGATTAATGAGCTGTATACCCATTCTGTTGGTCTTTATCAAAAGATGCTTGATATGGGCATTGCTAAGGAGTGTGCACGAGAGGTGCTTCCAATCGGCTCAGAGACGACTTTGTATATGAATGGTACTCTGAGGTCTTGGCTGCATTACATCGACCTTAGAGCGGCTCCTGAGACCCAATTAGAGCATCGTATGATTGCTGAGAGTGTGAAAGATCTGATTGAACAGTATTGTCCTAACATTTATGAGGCAATGTGGACCTAAAATTTGGCTGAAATTTGTAAAGGCATATATTAACGCCAGCCCAGCGCCGGACCCCCCCATGCCGGGGGTTCAGCTTCGCTGAGGAGGCTGCCAATCACGCGGGCGCGGTAGTTGGAACACGCGAAAAGGGAGTCGGGGCAAGGCTTTAGCCTTGTCAGCATCTGTTCGGCAAAACCCTCTGACTCCCTGGTAACTTCCCCTCGAACGAAGTGAGAGGGTAAGGTTACCGGGAGGAAGAGACCTCCCAACCAACCAACCCAACCATCCATCAGCCGGTGACCCTTCAGGCTGTGACTCGATGGTTGACAGGTTGACCGCCATGCCCTACACTCGACATCGACAGGCACAGCCAGACCGCTGCTAGCCTGTCAGCACCTGGACAACCGAATAGGCACAGCGTCAGCGGGTTAACCGCTAGGTGACGACCACCGGCATGGGTATCTGACCGGGAATCGCTGTGGTAGATTTGAGCGGAGCCACACGCTTTGTTTGTTCATGGCATAGAACGCTCACTAGCGTTCGCTCTCGCCACGACACAGCCAGCTGTGCACCTAGGTTCATGCCCTAGGCGTGGCATCAGCTGCTACCATGCAGCTTCTTTCCACCATCATCATCTTCCAATCATGCGTGACATGCGTGCTGTTCGTCGCCGTTCTTCCGGTGCTGTCAACCGTGTCTATGTGTCCGTCAAGGATGCAACTGCTACTGTCGTCTTCAAGGATGGCAGCGTGTATGATTACTTCGGCGTCAGCCGTCGTGCTATCATCAACCTGCTCATGAATCCGAGCATGTCGCTTGGTTTCTGGGTCAACCGTAACTGTGTCAGCCCTGCTGACCGTTGCGTTGAGTACTCTCAGTGGGTACGCTATCAACTGAATGCCGCCTGACGGTTACACTGAGCCCTACGGGGCTCTCTGTAGCTCTCACTGCTACACTGTTGTTCATTCATTCATCATGCTGTTCTACACTCAAGCTCTGACTGATGCATTGTCTGAGCGATTCGATGATCTTGATGAGATCAAAGACATTGCTAAACATGGTTGTCAAGCAGGTGTATCTGGTTTCATTTACTATCGTGAGACCAATGCATTCTTTGCTGATCATGAAGATGATGTTGAGGATGTGTGCTATGACATCTTAGGTGAGGAGTACCTCGCTTACTTTGGCAAGCGCAATACATCCATCCAAGGTATGATCAATGAGATGGTATGGTTTGTCATTGAGACTTATTGTCAAAACATGGTAGATCATGCAGAATCATTAGCCTTGGCTGCTTGACGATTACACTCTGCCATCACTATTGTGTTGGCTTTCTGTAGTCCTCATTCACTACACCATGTTTGTTCACATCACACCCAAGTCTGCTAACAAGAAGACAGGTCCTATCCCTGTCACTACTAGTGAGCAGAGCAGCTGTGCTCCCACTTGTCCATTCATTGACAAGGGGTGCTATGCTAAGCAAGGTCCACTAGCACTGCACTGGCGTAAGGTCAGTGATGGTTCTCGTGGTACTGATTGGCAGGGTCTTTGTGACTTTGTACAATCCTTACCTGATAAGCAGGTATGGCGTCACAATCAGGCTGGGGATCTTCCTCACATCCTTGGTGACATCAACCCTGCTATGATGGCTCACCTTGTCGTGGCTAACACTGGCAAGCGAGGCTACACTTACACCCATCATGTTCTCAATGAGCACAATGTCTCAATCCTTCAACGTGCTAATCGTCAAGGGTTCACAGTTAATGCAAGTGTTGAGTCTTTATCTGCCGCTGATCAAGCGATGGATCATGGCTTGCCTGCTTGTGTTGTTGTCCCTAACGATCGACCTGTGGACAGCATTAGTCCCGGTGGTAGACAAGTGGTTGTCTGCCCTGCACAAGAACGTGACACAAGCTGTTCAGAGTGTAAGCTCTGTGCAAATGCCAAGCGAACCTGTATCGTAGCCTTTAAGGCTCATGGCACAGCCGCTAAAACTGTCAACACCATTGTAGGTTGACTCTCTCACTGAGCCCATACGTGGGCTCTCTGAGGGACTCTGTACCCTCTACAATCCACCATCA